TTTTTTATTTAATTTTATATTTTTTAACTATGTTTTCAATTTCTTCTTCTTTTCCTTTATATTCTGGGTATTCATCTGTAAAAAATTTGGTATCCCATTTAGCCTCATATTCACCCTCACTTTGAGCAGCGTCATCTTGTTAGGTACCCCAAAAATCTAATATATTTTGTTCTAAATTTTCATTCAAACGAGAATTGAAAGTTGCTTTATTTTCAATAAGGTATTTTTTTAAATTAAAATTATCCATGTTTTTTTTACTTAAAATTTTCAATCTAAAAAAGAAAGCCAGGTAATAAAATCAGATAAAAGTTCTTCTTTATTTTTATATCCTACGTTATTACCAAAATCAATATTTCCATCTTCATCTGTGTTTTCTCCTATACCATCTAAATATTGTTCAAGAATATCATTTAAAATTTCATCAACTTCATTAAAATTCAAACCTGTGTTTTTTACTTCTTTTTGTAGACGATTTTCAACCAAATATTTTTTTAAATTAAAATTATCCATAGTTTTATTTGTTATAAATATATGAAAAAAAAAATTAAGATTCAAAATTCTTATATCGAAAAACAAATCCTTTAATATGGGTTTTATTTCCTTTTAGAACTTCACATATATTACCTGTATTTAAATTTAAAACTTTACTTGCTTCTGATAATGATTTAAATTCCATTCCAAATAAAGTATCACAAATAATAGGTTTAAGTCCTTTTCCTATTTTGTTTTGAGAAATTTTTTTACAAATTTCCTTTGAAAATTTTGTTCCTGTTAGTTTTTTACTTAAATTATCTTTATGTTCTTGAGTTCTTTCATAAGATAATCCACTTCCATTTTCTTTTAAAAAAGCGCTATGTTCAGGACGTTTTTTCCCTTCCCAAACTCCTTTTCTATCTTTTAATCCTTCTGAATGGGCTTTTCTCCATTGTTCATCTTTATAACCTTGTATTCCTCCTTTAGGAGTAGAATTAAGTCCTTTTTTATAACTATTATAATATTCTATCCAATAAGTTTCTCGATTTGAAAGTTCTTCTACAGAACATTCCTCAATAATTTCTTTTTTATGGTTTTCCCAACCATATTTTTTAAAAGAATTTTTTAGTTTTTTACCACTTCCAGAATTATATTTGTGCCCTTTTTCCCAACGATCTTCTATATTAGTTGATTGACCAATATATATTTTTCCTTTTGGGTTTGTAATTTTATAAATACCTATCATCGATGATAAATATTAAAAAATTTACCTAGAATGTTAATTATTTAAAATCACTTGTGTAAAATTTTCCAAGGATTGAATCATTATACCACCCATCAGGGTTTTCTAACACACTATATTCAAATAAATACTTACATTCATAGTAAGTTAAAAGTTTCTTATTAGGAACCAATTGTAAAATCTCACGAGTAAATTCCTCTTGTTTACCATCCTTAATGAGAGCCATAATTGGTTTAGCAGAGCCATAATAGTTTTTCCAGTCCGATTCTTTTGCTACTACTTTAGTGGCTGACTTCCTGCCTGGTCCTGTTTGTTCTGCTAGTTCCTTTTTTGTTAATTTACGTTTAACGTTGTGATATAGCGATTTTTTTCCAATATACGATACTCCACTTGGTTTGTGAGTAGTAATGTATATAAAACCGAATGTTCCTTGAGGCATATCCTCAATTGAATTTATAACTTTTTCTTTATATAACCACATATTATCTGTCTATGTTTATAAGTATTGTAGTGTCTGTTGTTGCTGATAAAGGTAAAGGTTGAGCTAGTTTTCCTATTGCTAATAATTGCTGTTGTTCATTATATAATCCAATAGTAGTTACATAAGGGGAAAAATAGGAACCAGTAGCAAAATCATAAAGAATATCATTATTAGAACCAGATAAAATAGTTGGGTTTTGACTAAAACTAAATTCATTTTCTCTAGCAGTACATTTATATTGAGTTTCATAAATGGTTAAAGAAGATGAAAATGAACAAGTTACATTAGAGGCGGTTATAAAATTTTCAATTACTGATATATCTGATAATCCATAAAATGAACTTCCATAAATAGCTGTTCCATAAGTATCTTCTTGAGGTTGAGAATCACTAGTAATTACCGCAATACCATGTCCATAAAATATATTTCCACAAATTTGTTGTGAGGAAGAAAATATTAAATTACCTTGTCCATCATCATAAATAGAGCCACTTGGTGCTATCCATTTAAATGAATTTGGTTGAATGTAATTTCCAAATAAACCTGCGGGTATGGACATTACCCCTATTGTAGAACCAGAAGAAATAGGAAAATAATGAGCAAATGTTAAATCCGTTTGTGGATAATTATAATATCTACCTGCTGAGGAGGTAGTACCTACTAATACATTACCTGAAGGATCACTACCTGGTACTAAACTCGCAGTAACTACAGGTGATCCATAACTAGCAGTATCATTTAAGTAATTAGAATAATAAAGTTGCTTAATAGAACTATAAATTAATCTTTGATATTGAGTAGTAATTTCTCCAGTTGTAGGATCTGTTAAAGGATTAAATAATGAACTTGAATTTAAACCTAAATATCTATCAATACTAACAACAGAACTAGTTAACGCGGCTGCCCCCTCAAAATTAAACGATTTGTTTAATTCAAGCGGAGTAATTACTATATCCGACGCTAAAAATTGTTTGTAAGCACCCATTCATTTTAGAAATCAAGTTTAACTCTAACAAGAGCTTCTTTGGTAAAATCTTTTAACAATGGTCGTGATAATTTAGCTACTGCTAATAATTCATTTGTATCATTGTATAAACCTATAGTTGTAATGTATACTTGAGGATTATTAATAAAATTAGAATATAATACTTCACCTGTTGAACCCGAAATAAATGAAGGGTTTTCTGAGTAGTTAAATTCTGAGCTTCTAGGTCTTACGAATACATAATCTGAAACTATAGTTTCTTGAGAATTTAAGGTAAAAGTTGCTCCTGAACCAGTAATAGCTTTAAATAGTGATGTATTAGGACTAACATTGGGAGCAGCAGAAGCAGTAGCCGAACCACTATATTGAAGACCAATTCCTCCACTTACCGCAAAATCGGCTAATGCTAAAGGATTTAAAATAATAGTTCCAATATCTGGTAATAACCAACCATAAGAACCTGAATTAGCAGAATACCCATTTGCGTTTAAAGCACCAGCACTTAATGTTCCCGCTGACCCAGTAATTAATTGAAATACACGTCCTGCTGCTCCAAAAACTACTGAAGACACATAATTACTATTATCTGTTAATTTAATTGATCCTGAACTTCCTGATAGGTTTAAAGTTAATGAACCTAAAAATAAAGCTTCTTTATATGCTGCTCGTTCAATAGGTAAAGCAAAAAATTCAGAAGATGTAATAGCATCAAAAATGAAATTAGTATTTTCATCTCCAATAGTTAAATCTTGCCATTGCCCAAAAATAGTTGATGTTGGAGATAACCCATTTACCGCGTTATCATAATTAGCACTTCCACTACCATTAGCATTGCCATAAGCAATAGCAAACTGAACGGATTGAGTAGTGGCAGCATCAAATATATTTAAATAATAATCACCTGAACTTCCATTTGCCTGTATAGATGAAGTAAAAAATGTTGTTAATGTAGGACTATCATTAGTCCAACACGTAGAGGATATAGCATCCGAACTTACTAAAAAATCATCAGCTTCTAATCTTTTAAATGACATGTTTTTATATAATTATTAAACTTTAGTTATTGTTACTGGAATTGTTAAACGGGCTCCGCTATCTCTACCCTCAATAGTTAATGATGCTTGTAGTTGAGTATTAGAACCAAATAAAGTATTAACAGTAGTTGCTGTCATGTTAATTGTAGTACCTACTACTGTTCTTGATACTGAAGTACCAATAGTAGTAGTTTGGTTAGCTAAATTTAAAGCAGTTACTGCAGGAGTATTAATACCTACACCTTCAAACGTATTAAATAATCTAATATCGGAAATAGTAGCTGTATAGCCACTTGTTTCAAAAGTATTACCACCTAAATAATTTAATGTTTGAGGGGTAATTGCTAATGAAGCACCTTGTTTTAAAATAATATTAGAATATCCAATATCTAAAATAGGCATTTTAGCTGTTCCACGAGGTAAAGTTACTAACTTATATTTCATGGTTTGAGTAGCTTGAGGAAATGCCTCTAATAAAGGCATATTTTCAATTGCTTGACCATAATAAGCAGAACCTGATGGATTATTAGGATTGTAAAGCGTATAATCAATTTCATCATCTGCTAAAGCAAATTGAGTAATTTGAAATTGACCATTTTGTTGAGCAAGTAATTGACGTCCTACATCCGTTAAGATTGCGTCTACTGTTACTACGGTATTATTTAAATATCCCATGTTTTTATTTTATTTTATTATAAATATA